TGGTCTTGTATTCTTTCATGAATTCGTTGATGGTCTTGGCCACGTCGTCGATCATAGCCATGTTGAGTTTTAGAAGTTTGTCTTCGGCCACGTCAACACCCAAAGCTTCTAGCCAATTTTTATCTAGGGCGTTTTCTGAATCTACTAGCACTACGAATATACCGTCTTTCTGTGCGTTCTTGATCAAGTTTCCAGAACAGATATAGCTTTTACCTGCGCCCGATTCTCCGGCGAACACAGTGACTTTACCTAAGGGAATGCCTTTGTGGAAATCGCTGGAAATGAGATAGTTTAATGCGTAGTTACCAGTGCTGACCCAATCTGTGGGATCGTTGAACCCTACGCCCAGTCCATCGATGCTTTTCGTTAATGTCTTCCTAAATTTGGTTAGGTCAAATGCCTTGCTAGTCATGATATCTCCTTGTAGTTATAATTATAAGGGGGCACCAATGGCCCCCTTATATCCGATTAAGATTTTTGGCGATTCCTGATCATAGCCAGGATATCATCGGCTTTACTACTAGAAGTTTCTTTGGCTGCGGCAGGTGCGGCTACGGGTGCTGCCTTGACCACAGGTGCTTCGTCCGGATCAACCACGTCGTCGGCAGGTGCTGCTCCGGCTTTGATCGGATCACCTGTGGCCGAGCTCATGCCCGCTGGACGGAAGTATTGTCCCCAAGCATCTTTGTCAAAGGCTTCACCGTCGACGGATGCATGAAACATTTCCTGCATGACTTTAAGTTCCACATCAGTGGGCTTCTTAGGCAAGAAGTCTGTGAGATTGAACAGGCTGTGTGTCTTGATAGCCTCTAGCTCTTCCTCAGACAATGGGCGCTCACGGCGGCTCCATTTGCTGGTAGAATAATCAGCATAACCACCTTTGCTGGTCTTTACCAGTTTGAAATCCACACCACGGACAAAATCAGTTGGTAATTCCTCTAACTCGGGATCTACCAATGCAGATTTGATCAGTTGGAAGATCTGGGGCCCGATGATGAATCGGCGGATAGGATTTTCGGGAGTAGTTTCTTCTTTGAGGCCGTCTTCTACGACGAAGCCTTGGAAGATATATGAACGCTTTTTCCAATAACGACGGCCCTGCTCTTCGAGGCTCTTGTCTTTGAACCAGCCGCGGACTTCGTTAAGAATTGGACAGCTCTCGCCATACATCTCCATGCATGGGACCTGTACCTGTACCTGTTTGTTGTCTGTTTCGCCCTTGACTCCAGCGAACGGTAGTTTGATCATAGCACGCTCTACCCAAAAGAACGTGTTGTTTGAGTTCCCGTCTGGGAGGAAACGCACTGTGGATTCTTTGTTTTGCTCTAGGTTCCAGAACGGATAGATTGCGTTGTCGCCAACGGCACGGTCGCCGGTTTTTGCTTCTTGTGCCTGTAGTTTTGCACGGATTTCTGCTAATGTGGCCATAATAGTTCTCCTTTTAATATGCCTAAATTTGCCTTTGTTTGTTTCACACCTGTAAAACAAAAAACGCATAGTTGTTATACTATGCGTTTTTATTTAGTTTTGCAAGAGATTTTTTTACGGAAAACTGAGCAGTTTTACCGTTTTAGATTCCTGCAAGCTTACGAATATCTACGAGTTCCGGTGTGATCTGATTGCCCATAACCTCTTCTCTAGGTAAAGCATCTAAAGTATCGCCGAGAAAATCTTCATCGTAGCTGATCAAATATTGGATTTGTTTTTCATCCATGCCCATATCTTTTAATGCATTGCCTATCATACCTATGATTTCCTGTTCTTTCTCTGGATTATACTTGATGCCTTTCTGTGCCAATGCATCTGCGACCTTGTCAGCGGTCCTGTCAGAGCCTTCTGCTATGTCATTGTTAGGCATACCAGATAGCTCTCTTATTCGATTTAATTCTCCTATTTCGCTGGTTTCTTGTCCTTGGTTTTTAACTGAAAGTTTTTCTACCACGAACCCCGCGAATCGTCCAGCAGTCTCTCCAAAGCGCTTTTCTACAGCGATCTTGACACCTTCTTCACCTTTGGGGAAAGTTCCGGTTTCTTTGTCGTAGAGGCTAGTGATGAACTCTACCACTTCTTTAGGCATCACAGACTTCATACCTTTGCGTGCCAGATGACGAGCTTTATGTTTGATGGTATTACCATATTCGTCTTTGTCTGAAGGATTTTCATCGGGTGTGAAAGGAGGATCATCGTTGTCGTCTTTTTCTTTCGATGCATCTTCAGGCCAAAAGTCTTCTACTCTAAATCCGGCTAATTCTATGGCATCTTGCAGAGTATGCTCTTTTCCATCACTGGTTTTAAATTTAGTTCCTGGTTCTGCACCTTTGGCTTTTAATGCTACGACTTTTTGTGCGAACTCATTGCCTTCGTACGGATCAGAGTTTCCACTGTATTCATCAACGATCTTGTCCCATAGAATTTCGATCATTTTATCTTGATCGTTCATGACATCGTTCATGCCTTTTGAAGCCAACTCATCTTTGAGATCGTCCATCATGTTTTGTAGAACAGATGCTACATCTGGGCCCATCTCGCCTTCCAATGCAGCGATGAGATCTTCTTCATCACCTCTGTTTGCCAATGTCTGTAGATCTATATCGATCTCGCTCATCTTGCCTTCTTCTACATCATAATCAAATGTCGTGATATCATCCATCTGCTGCTCAAACTCTGCGAACATAGAATCTTCTTTGACTTCGTCATCGCACTCGCAGGGGTCCTTGTGGCAGTCATCGCAGACTTCTTTTTCTTCGGCGACTAGATCTTCGTAGCCTAGTTCTTGTGGTTGCTCGTTGACCAGCTTATAGAGATAAGGGAAAACATCGGTGAGTTCTTCATTAAATGATTTGATGGTTAGAGCGTCTACCCAGTTATTTCTAACATCCTCTGGTACCTCGAAGGACTGCTGAGGTTGGAATTTATCTGCGAAGTCTCTATATGCGGTTTCTCTCTGTAGGCTATGGATTTCTGTCTTGATGGCATCGATCCTTGATAACACTCTCTGTGTTAGGTCGTCAAGTGTTTCACTCATGACACCCGAGCGTGATGCATAGTTTTTAAATTGTCTGAGTTTACCAAGCTCTTCGCTGAGTCCGGAAATGTATCCTCCGATTTCATCATAGGCAGTACCACCGTTTCCGATATGCACAGCCATTGCCCTAGCACCGTTTAAATGCTTGTGAGGATATCGAAAGCGCTCACCGTTGCTGCTTTCGATATAGATGCTGTCAATCCGCTGTGATCTACCTGCGGGATTATCATAGTTGACGGGTGCAGAATGTTTGACTACGATTCTCGCATTACCTATGTCTTGATAGCTCGTCCTAGACGTGCCAAAAAGTCTTGATTCACTCATTTTGTTTTCTCCGGTCTGTTGGGCCAAATATTGGTAATCTCTCTTGTCTAGATTGGTTTTTACTATGTCTCTAGTATCAAATCGTAGCATGTTCCTTTTAGCGAATTGTCTCATTCCCTTAAGGAAATCAAACCAATCAGATTTTAAACCCTGCTGTTCGTCCAACATGCTTTCGTTATATATCACTGTAAGGCTGTCATCATCGAGCTTGATATTAACTTTACCGAGGTCTACGCCTTCTATGGAATAGGTTAGATCAAAGAATCTAGCCTGAGAAGGATTAGTAGTGACCTTGCCTTGTTCGTCGCCTAGCTTCAGGTCAGTGAAAGAACTACGTATCTTATTAAAAAGACTCGTCGATATAGAGCTGAGATTTTTCATATTATTATTTATTAGAAACTGCTGGAAACAAATATTGGCATGGGCGGCTCGAAATCTACGTCTTCGTCAGTGCCGGTATCACGCATGAGATCGAAAATCCTAGAATCCCAATCTGACATCACTGCGCTCATGCGCATAGCCAGGAGCATGGCACTGACTAGATCGTCAGTTTCTCCGGACTTGGCTTTGAAAGTGATACCTGTGGCTATGAACGCTTTTAGCTCAGAAATCAATGCTTTAGAATTGATTTTCAGTTTTCCGCTTTCTACAAAAAATTTTAATCTAGAGCAAGCCGATATTTTGCTGCGGTGCGTGGTATTGAATCCTTTGCGGAACTTGCGCACGTGTCCCTTCCTTATGGGCTCAGCTATAAACAGACCGGGGATGTTTTCTTCGCCGATGTTTTTTACTACTATCAATGCTGCTTCACCTACGGTATTGTTTTCCACGCTCCAGTATATATTGCTGCCGTTTAATTTAGGACAGCAGTCTGCGATATATCTATTGATATCTCTGAGCACTTTTATCTGCCCTTCTACGGGTGTAGTATTATGCTGCCATTCTGCGACCTGCTCCATGGTGGGTAATTCTATGACCTGTATGGCTGCGTAGTTGCCACCTGTGCCTAGTGCAGGATCTAAGGCCACAGCATAGATCATTCCATCTGTGGGCTTTTTATACCATCTCGCTTGTCCCATTCGAAGCACCGGCTCTACGCCCTGCATGTTAGCCAGTGTGATAGAGTTTATCAATGTTTCGTCATAGACTAAAAATTCGCAGCCGTATTCTCGCCGGAAACGTTCTTCTCCGATCCTGCCCATTTCTTCTTTGGCCCACAGATCGTCTCTGTCTGGATGCTCGTTCCAATGTGCGGTAAAAGAAAAGAATCCGTTTACTCCGAGCGCTGTCTCGTTGCCGTATTCGTCAAACTTTTTGTTGGCTTCTTTCCATATAGTAGCGAAGGTATCTTCGTCTGAGTTTGGGGTAGAAGTGATGATCGCACGACCACCAGTGGCCAGCGTTGGTGAAATACTAGTCCAGAATTCAGAGGCGATATTAGGCTGTACGAAGGCAAACTCATCGCAGTATAACAGCGAGATACTCATACCACGGCCTGTGTTTTCCGTAGTGGTTTGGCTGACTATGCGGCTACCGTTGTCAAACTCTATGCTACCTTTGTTATAGCTAGTAACTCCGCAGCGTATATGATCGGGACAATCTTCGTAGGCATATCGTATACGTTGCATAATCTCTTGGGCGCCTGTGTATTTGTGGGCAGCGACCAGTATAGTTTGGTCCGGATTAAACATAGCATACCATAACAAATAGCCCGCTGCGCAGGTAGTCTTGCCGCTCTGCCTAGGTAGCATGTTTATATTGAATCTATGATTATGATAGATAGATAGTAGATTTATCTGATATCCAAACGGGTCAAATAATAATTTACCTTTGACCGGATGCTGTATAAAAAAGAAGTTTCTTGCGAAGTAGAGATAACCGGTATCAGGATCGCTGCAGGCAACGAGATCCTGTATGTTCTTTTCACTGAATCGCTCTTGACGATTGGCTTTTTTGATCAGTACGCCATCTAGGCTTTTACTTGGCATGTTTTATTTAATGAAAAAAATAGGCTCCGAAGAGCCTATTTGGACTGCGCCACGACGGTTATTCTGTGCCTTCTTTGATTTCTCGATATCTACGATCTAGCATCTGTCTCACGCTCTCGACAGCCATGGCATTGTCTCCACCGTTGGCTTTTTTGAACATGCGTTTTTCTTTGTGTAGATCATTGCCGCCGGGGATTACAGCTTTGAGGTCTGAATATTTTTCGTCTGGTTCGTTGGCGTACTCTTCTTTCTCTGGTGCACCGGCCATTTTCATTAATGCTTTGAGATCATCGAGTCCACCGTCTTTTTCTTTTTCTTTTGGTGCTACGGATAATGGAGCATCTATGCCTACAGTTGGCATAGGCATTTCTTCTTTCTTTTCGGCACTGGCATCGGCCATCATTTTCAGCAGTTCTTTGATCTGCTCGACACCCTGTGCGTTAAGGCTCATGTTCATAGTCACCGGCGGTGTAGGCGGAGACATCGGAGGAGCAGCCATAGGCATGTCCATAGGCTGTTCGTTGACGGCGGATTCCGTAACGACAGAGATTAATTTTTTCATATCCATGTTTATTTTCCTTTTTGAACCTTAGAACCTATGGGGCTTACACCTGGTGCAGGTTCAGGTAATTCTTCAGCTTTCTCTGTGGGTTGATCTTTGACCTTCCTGGTTTTAGAATCTGCTTCTAGCTCTTTGAGAAAATCTGAAACTCTTTTCTGTCCTACTAGGTCTTGTGCGCCATCGGATTTTGGCTCTTCTTCGCCTAACACTGGTTGAGGTTCCTCGCCCATAGATGTTTGGTACTGCTCTGATGGTTCGTTGCCTGTGCGGACACGTATGTCTCTCACGCTGCAGCCGCAGCATGATGCTATGTAATCTGTTAGTACTTGTGTGGTAGTCGGATAATTTACTTCTACTTCATAGATAGTAACCTTGCAGTTTTTATGCTCAGGAAAATCTAATGGCAGTTCCTGGATTGGTGTGCTCTTGCCTCGACCTATCTTAGATAGAGAAAATCGATCTAGGCAATCTTTGAGTTTGCCATCAAACCCTTCCTCGAGATCTCCGGCGATTTTGATCTTGAAAGCATAGGTTTTTTTGCTTTCAGTTAGATAGTCTACGAATGTTTTCATGATATATTATTTATTTTATATTCTTTAATTTTTCCAAGAGGCTATTTCTGTCAGTGATTAGATAGCCGTCGCCATCGACCTCTATATCGTCAGATTTAGTCTTCTTATCGTCTTGATCTATTTTATGTTTCTTGATCTGTAGATCGATCATCTTTAGTTTCTTATCAACTTTAGCAGCCTTGGCATCTATGGCATTTTTTAGCATGCTGGATGCTACTTCGAAAATCCTGCTAGAATATCTAGCTTCTACATTCATTCCTAGATCCATGAGATCGTCATAGGCATCTGTGGCTCTCTGTGCCAGAGCATCAAACTCAGAATCGCTGAGGTCCCCTAGACCTTTGACCTGCGGTAGGGCCGCTGATATTTTATCGAATTCAGAGATATCTCTGAAAAGATTTTCCGCCGGAGCAGCGGCCTGTTCTTTTTTAGCTTCTTCCTTGATCAGTTCTCTGTTCTCAGGAAGGTTCATCATATCTTCGAGTTTTTTGGTCATAAACTACTTATCTCTTTGCTTTATGAAAGATGTCATTCTCCGAAATGACTCTGAAAACTATATTTTGCTGTTTACACCAAGCCCTGGCGGCTTCCCACTTGGCCATGTTCTTTATATAGTGCGCTTGATTTAACTTGTTTTTTCCTAGATTTTCTCTTAGTGCTTGTGTAGAAGGTTTTACTTCCCAGACTTCGGCATGCTGCTTACGATCCTTATCGATGTAGTTTATGAAGAAGTCTGGTACATATGTAGTATACTTGCCAGTTAATGGATCTCGATAGGGTATTCTTATGCTTTCTGAAGCCCATTTGAGTATAGCGGGATTAGTATCACAGAGTCGCATCACTGCCCATTCCCAGCTAGATCTATATAATGGACTACCTTTTCCTATGTACTTCTCAGGGTTCTTGAGATTAAATTTACCCTGTGCGAATTTAGTCATGGTAGGATGTTTCTGACTTCGTAGTTGTCGTAAACTCTAGGTCTTTTAAAACCTAGAACGCTGGTGCTTTCTCGATCGTAGTTTAAGATTTCTAAAACGCCTGCGTATATCTGTGCATTAGAAAGATTTTTTATCTTGTCTAACAGCTCAAATATCTTCAGCCCGTCAGTTTTCGCCTGTCTTAATAGAGTCACACCCACGGATCTAGCGGCTACAGCATCGAATCCGCGGGCTTCGAAAAATCCTACTGTAGCGTCTAATTCGTTGGACGGGTATGATAGGGGCTTGATAAAATAGGCATCAAAAAACTGTCTAGTTTCTTTGTCGGGATTTTGTTCTAATGGTGGTAGGTTGGACATAGTTAGCTTCCGTATGGTTTAGCTGCTGTAGTATTGCTTTGACCACTGCCGTTTCTCTTAGGAAAATCATACTGTAAAGCTCCACCTATCAGTGGCGGTACAGATTGCACGGCTGCAGAAAATACTTCATTTCTTACCCCGGTCTTGGTTAATTGTTTAGCATTGTTTAGGAC